GAAAAGGTAAAAAATGCATCATGGTCCCTGGCACTACGCGCACAGCGTATGTGACGGTTGCCGAAATGGACGCTGAGGAATCTAAGCCATGAACCTGCTAGACACGCTCAGCTACATCCTGGACCCGCATCAACCAAAGCGCATCCTCCGCGAGCGCCGCAACCAATGGAAGCGCGCTGCCGGCTGGCTCCTGGCTGTCTGCTGCTGGCTGCCTGTTATCGGTCTGTGGACAGTCGTATCCGACAACACACTATCGTTGTGGTAGTTGCAAATATTACTTGACGCAATAATTGCGATAGGAAATAATTCCTCCTATCAGTACCGGCAAGTGCTGATGACGAAAGAAAAGTTTGGTGACCGTAGTAGCCCAGTTGTTTTAGGAGTGCCGACAAAATCGGATGTGAGTGCTAGTCACCCACTTGCATACCGAGGCTTGCCGGCCCGGCACTCCTAAAATTACTGGGCTTTTTTCCGTCTGTACTTGCTGATCTGAAGCGCCGGTAACATCCCACAAGGCGCGCCGCGTTGAGCAAGGCGGGTGGTGGTCACGGTAGTTTGTGGCTGGCTGAAATGCCGGGGTTTGCTCGAGGGATAAGTGTCCGTGACTCGTCTCACAGGCAGTATCCAACTCTCTTTACTTCCTTTGGGGGGTATGGGGGGTTGTGAGGGAACGGAGCCGGATCTGAGCTCTAGGCAGTAACGAAAAGCAGTAGAAGTAACCTTAAACTTAACTATAGGCAAGATATGAAACTTATCGAATACCTTGAAGAGAAATACGGTGAAGCTGGTCCGCGCATCGTGACAGTTCTGGAAGCTCGAGCTTTCGGCATCAAGTATCCCTTGCAATCCGGATGGCTGGAAAAGCATGGCGGCCAAGAAATTACCCATGAAATCGCGCGCACTCTGGCTGCCAAGCTGCAAGAAAAGGGCATGCGCAGCGGGAATGAGTCGAAGGCAAATTACTGCCTGGCTGGCGCAGCAATCATGCGCCGCATTGCGCAGGGGGTGAAATGAACTCACTCCTGATCGGCAAATCCGAAGTTCGCACGATGACCAGTATTGACATTGCCGAGTTGACTGGCAAGGAGCATGGGCACGTGAAGCGCGACATTGCAAACATGTTGGACGTGCTCGAAAAAGATGCATCCAGTTTTGGATACATCTATCTGGACAGCTACCAGCGCGAGCAATCCGGTTACAGGCTGCCTTACGAGGAAACAATTTGCTTGCTGACTGGCTATAACGCAAAGGCGCGCATGGCCGTAATCCGGCGGTGGCAGGAATTGGAAACTGCTCCAGCCCCTCAATTCGTCATCCCTACTACGCTTTCTGGCGCACTTCGCCTTGCTGCTGAACAAGCGGAGATTATCGAGACCCAGGCCCAGCAACTGGCCATAGCGGCGCCGAAGGCAGCGTTTGTTGATAAATACGTCGAGTCCACCTCAGGCAGTAAAGGCTTCCGCCAGGTCTGCAAGCTGCTTGGCGCCAAAGAGCCGGAGTTCCGCGCCTTCCTGCACGACGAGCAAATCATGTACAAGCTTGGCGGCGAATGGATGCCATTTGCGCAGCATCTGGACGCTGGCCGCTTTGAGGTGCGCGCTGGCACATCGGAAGGTAACGGTCATGCTTACAACGCTGCTAAGTTCACTGCTAAGGGCGTGGAGTGGATCGCTGGCGAGTGGGCCAAGTTCAAAGTTCGGGAGGCAGTATGAGCAATCATGATGCGCTGCGCGTGGCCGCGTTCCATACGATCCAAGGCAACAAGGTTGTTGTCGATCGCGCCGATCTTCAGACATTGCTGAACGACTACGACGCCCTGCTGCTAGCCACACAGCCGAAGCGCAAGGCGGCGGCGAAGAAAGCCGCGCTGGTTGACGTCGAACTGCCAACCTGGCTGCCGCTGGAAGCCTGGGAAGCGTTCCTTGCCATGCGCCAGAAGATCCGCAAGCCAGCTACTGAATACGCGCAGAAATTGCTTATCACGAAGCTGGCTCAATTCCGTGAGCGTGGATTGCCGCCTGAAGCCATCCTAAATCAATCCATCGAGAATAGCTGGCAAGACCTATACGCGCTGAAAAATGAGGCCGGATGGGGCTACGGTGGTAAGGCTGCTCCTACAAACTCAGGGCGTCCTGTCCTATCCTCGCTGGGAGCCAAGGGGCAAGCCACCGCACACAATCTGCATGACTGGATGGAGGAAGCATGAAGATGAAAGTTAGTGGTGATCGCAACCAATGTGCAGGATGTGCTGAATTGTTTAATTCATCTGCTGCCTTCGATAAGCATCGTGTTGGCGAGTATGGGATTGATAGACGTTGCCTGACTCCTGAAGAAATGGAGGGTAAAAAAATGGCAAAGAATGGGCACGGATATTGGGTTACTGCATTGAATCCGATGTTCTCAAAGGGCGAGCCAGAAAATGATTGACTCCATCGAAGAAAAGAAGCGCTTTGCCACATTGCTGACAGGATTATCTGAGTACTACGGCAAGGAAGTTTCCAAGGCGCTCGCCGGCATCTACTGGGAGGGCCTGAAGCAATACGACTTCGACGCCATCAGCAAGGCTTGCCAGTTACACATGGCATCACCAGACGAAAATGGCCGTTGGTTTCCTAAAATTGCCGACATCACCAAATACCTTGAGGGCAGCACGCAAGACCAGGCAGAGCTTGCATGGTCGAAGGTGGACAAGGCAATCCGGCAAGTGGGCGTGTATGCCGACGTCGTGTTTGATGATCCGGTTATTCATGCTGTGCTGCAAGACATGGGCGGTTGGATCGTTCTGGGCGACAAGGATGATGAGGCGTGGCCCTTCGTCGGCAAGGAGTTCAAGACGCGCTACAGGGGCTACAAGCAGAAAACTCAGCAGCCTGAATATCCGGCGCGCCTGATCGGTGTTGCGAACGCCCACAATGCCGCCAATGGCCAGCCATTACAGCCGCCGCGCTTGGTCGGAGACATGGCGAAGTGCAAGGAAGTACTGCGCCTGGAAAGCGCAAAGAAGTTGCAGATTGAGAGCTAACCACAAGGAGAAAACAACATGTCCGAAATCATGGAGTACCTGAACGAACACCGCGGCGAGTACCTATCGCCAACGGTCATCAGCAAGCGCACTGGCTACAGCCTAGGTGAAACGCGCAAGCAACTGGCTGAACTGTCGAACAGCGGCAAGATCCGCAAGGCTGGCACGCACTCTGCACTGACATTTTATGTACCGAGCGACGCTCAATTGGCCAATGAAGCTCGGGCGCTGGAGAAAGTCCACCACAAGCCGCTGGCACCGCGCCCGCTGATGGCTGAGCGCTTGGAGCAGATCCGCGCTGAGCGTGTTGCATTTCCGTCTATTTGCTGAAAGGTCAGAGATGAAACAATTCCTCGATGTATTCCAAAACATTCAGCAGTGGGACGCGGCTTCGTACATTGCTGCATCGGCTGTCGTAACGGCTTTCGGCCTGCTGGCATACTTGGGTTGGCAACTTGTTCCAATGGCAGTGCAGCTATACGCTGACATGGCCAGCATGCGCCAGCAGAACAGGGAGGAGTGATGTCCGATAGCAATTTCATTATCTTTCTCGGTGCATACGCCATGGGGAGCTTGGTTGGTTGCTTCTTCGGGGCATGGCTGGGCAACAAAATACTTGATTACCGGGATAGCAAGCGGGAGGGAAAATAATGTTTAAGTGGCTGAAACAGCGAAAGATAAACCAGCTTCTGATTGATCGGGCTAGATATTCTGCATATGTCGAATATGATAAGGATATTGGTTGCCGATGGGAGCATTCAATTCTGGCAGAGATTGCTGAAAAACTACGCCAACTTGGATACAAGGAGCAATCAAATGGTTAAGCCGAAGAAAAGCTCCGTCATCAACCCTCTAATGCTGATCGCTGCCAAGAATAAGCCGGATCAGGAGTCGGTAGACAAGATCCATTGGGTAGTGCTGACTGCTTTGGACGCAGCAAAGCGCGGGAAGTGCCCAAATAGCCTCGCAAACACGCTCAGTGAGCATTTGATGGTCGGTGTACTGATGTGGTCGAGGATGGGCAACAGGCCTCTGTATGATCGTGCGGTGAAGGCGTGGCTCGCGATGGGTAAAGCTTGCCAGCGCCCGACAGAGTTGCTCGACCTGACCACAACCGAATACCAGGCCATCCGGCACGCATTGCAGTACTATCTGCGAGCGATCCCGCAAATGGAGATTGGTAAGATTGCTTCGCTGTTTCTGGAAGCGCAACGAAAGCTTGCTGCCTAGCTCCGTAAGACATAGAATGAAATCTCTCCTGTGGTTAGGAAAACGGGCAGAGGCAGGCGAGTCCCGGCCAGCGAAAGCGGAAGCCTCAAAGCGCGTAACTTCGGGATAAGCGCGGAGCCGGTGAAAGCCCGGCGAACAGAATAGCAGCAGTAAAGAGCCGACAGGTTCGTGTAGCTAAGCCCTGCAAAGGTGGCTACCTGGGAAGAAAACCACGATGACGGCCTGCAAAGACAGGCGCCACACACATGCTGCTTATGATCCTGACAGCACGCCCGCTTTTCAGGATTGGGCGCTAAGTAGGCGGCAGTTGTGTGGCGATTCGCGGGCTGACGCGCAATCTTGATACCGTGAAATTCGGCTAAGGATTGGTGGGCCGAGGCCACAAGCGGGAGATTAGCACCCGCCGCCACAACGAAAGCCATGGTACTGCAAGCCATCAAGCCGGAGGCAGAGTCCGGCAAGATTTCAAAGCGGGTGTAGCTCAGTCGGCAGAGCGCAATCTTTCCAAGTTTGATGGCGCGGGTTCAAGTCCCGCCGCCCGCTCCAGATTTCAAAAGAGGTGTTCAATGCCCTATACAGAAAAGCAAAACAGACTCTTCCGCATGGCTGCTCATAATCCAAAGATCGCCAAGAGCGCTGGCATTCCGCAAGAAACTGCAAAGAAACTCGCAGCAGAAGGTGTAAAAGGTAAGCCAGCCAAGAAATCGAAGTAGCTCCAAGTTTCTCTTCCCTCCATGAAGCCATTTGTCCCCGCGCCTGCGGGGATTTTTTTTTGCTCACCAGCAGACAATTTTGTTGTAAATACTCCACACTCAGCCGTTATACTGTTGGTCAATAACGGAGGTTAAATCATGGCAGACAGGCTTGTACGAGACGAGAATGATGCAGGTGTAGTGCGTCTTGACGTCGATATGAGCGATGGCACATATGCGGAGCGCTACCTGGCTCATCCGCCATCATTCCTGCTTACCGGGATCTATGCCGACAAGCGCCCGCGCCTTAGGGTTGACGAAGGCAGCACGGGATTCTACGAGGGCCGGGAATTCCGCATGTTCGTAGAGTTCAATATCCCTGCTGGCGGAGTGTTGTGGGTCCGCCACACCATTACTAAGAACTTCATCTTGCACGACCAGCGCGTGAGCATTGAGTCCGGGTCGATTCGATGGACCGCCAATGCCGCAATGGCTACTTCTCCTGGCCCCTGGACAGTAGCAACGATGCGCCGCCGAAATCAGATGACTGAACAGCCATCCCCACTCTTTACGTCTGGCAGCATAATCGAAACTAGCACCGACCCAAACGCAGCAACAGGTGGATTTGTTGTAGACATCATGCGTATTGCGGCAGGTGTTGGCGCCGGCTCTGCCTCCGTGGTTCAGAACGCCGGGTTGCGCGGACTGGCAGCAGGCGTCTACCACGCAAAGCTGGAAAACCCATCCTCTCAAGCCGCTGTCGGCGTCTATGACTGGTGGTGGGAAGAGCGCACCTAACCATAGCCGAAAGCATCCTGTTGTGGCATCATTGCGACATTCGTCACACAGAGGGAAGCCATGGATACCGACAAGGCCAAGACAGGCGCCAAGACCCGCAAATCACGTAACAATGTTTCTGGCGAGAACGATAAAGTCTCAGAAAACGCGGGCCTGAGACAAGAAAACGACGGACAGCAGACGGAATCCTCGCCACCAATTGTTAAATTGGGAAGACCAACAATCTTTACACAGGAATTGGCAGATCATATTTGCGACAGGATTGCAAATGGTGAGAGCCTCAGGGCCATTTGCAGGGACGACATTATCCCGCCTGCTGGAACAATCCTTCGTTGGGTGACTGAAAAGCAGGCATTTCGTGAGCAATACGAGAATGCTATGGAGCAACGGGCTGATGGGTTATTCGAAGAAATCCTAGAAATCGCGGATGAAACGGACAATGACACTGTCTACACAGACCAGGGCTATAAGCCCAATTCGGAATGGATTAGCCGTTCTCGCCTGCGCGTAGATGCCCGCAAGTGGATACTCTCAAAGATGGTTCCAAAGAAATACGGGGACCGTCAGACTGTGGACATGAACGTGTCGAATCCTGTTGCCGATCGACTGGCACGCGCAAGGAAGCGCAATGCAGGATGATACTGAAGATCAGTTGATTGAGCTTGCCGCTGATTGCGCGACTGATCCTAAGCGTTGGGTCGATCATGCGTATGACTGGGGCGAAGGTGAGCTTGCCGATTACAGCGGGCCGCGCGAATGGCAAGACGAGATGTTCGCAGAGGTGCGGGACCATCTATCCAATCCGGCCAAACGCTTTCAACCATTGCTGATTGCTCGGGCATCTGGTCACGGTATCGGCAAGTCGGCCGGCATCGGCATGTTGGTGAACTGGGCGCTATCCACCTGCGACGATTGCAAGGTTGTCATTACAGCTAATACGGACACTCAGCTTCGCACCAAGACTTCGCCGGAGGTGGGCAAGTGGCAACGTCTATCCATCACCTCGCACTGGTTCGACGCTCAGGCCACTAGCATTGCATCGAAGGACAAAGATCACGCCAAGACATGGCGCGCTGACTTCGTGCCGTGGTCCGATACCAACACCGAAGCATTCGCCGGCCTGCACAACAAGGGCAAGCGCATCGTGCTTATCTTTGATGAAGCGTCGGCTATTAGCGACAAGGTATGGGAGGTGGCAGAGGGCGCCTTGACCGACGAGGATACGGAAATCATCTGGATTGCATTCGGCAACCCAACCAGGAACACAGGCCGATTCCGTGAGTGCTTCCGCCGCTTCAAACACCGCTGGCTGGTCAGACAGATCGATAGTCGCACGGTCGATGGTACGAACAAGGAGCAGATAGCCAAGTGGGAGGAAGACTACGGCGTTGACTCCGACTTCTTCAAGATCCGCGTGCGTGGCATGTTTCCGTCAATGTCATCGCGCCAGTTCATCAGTGAGACCGATGTATCTGCCGCTTATGGCCGCTTCGTTCGTCCTGAGCAATACGAGTTCGCGCCAAAGATTCTGACGGTCGATCCAGCATGGGAGGGGGATGACGAGTTTGTCATCGGCCTGCGCCAAGGACTGGTGTTCCGTGTGCTGCATCGCATGGCCAAGAATGACAACGACCTGATTGCAGCCGGTATCGTGGCGCGCTACGAGGATGAAGAGGGCGCGCAAGCTGTGTTCATCGATGGGGGCTATGGCACCGGCATTGTCTCTGCTGGGCAAGGCATGGGGCGCCGCTGGCAATTGGTGTGGTTCGCTGGCGAATCGTCCGATCCAGGCTGCTTGAATAAGCGGGCTGAAATGTACAAGCTGGCGCGCGACTGGCTCAAAGCTGGTGGAAGCCTTCCGGAAGATCCTGTCTTGCGTGACGAGCTACAAGCACCTGAGACCGTACCAAGGGTAGACGGCAAGATACAGATCGAAAGCAAGAAAGACATGAAGGCCCGAGGTATCCCATCGCCGAACCGGGCCGATGCGCTGGTGCTGAGCTTTGCCTATCCGGTGCGTGATGTGGCAAAATTACCACGCCAAGCAGTTGCCGATTACTCAATTCTAGGATAGATATCATGGCCGCCCTCTTCTCAAAGCCAAAAGCTCCCACTGTGACACCAGCAGCACCGCAACCAATGGTTGACCAGGTCCAAGTAGACCGCAATCAAGCCGACCTACTGCGCAAGCGTCGTGGCCGCGCTGCTACTGATCTGACTTCCAGTGCTCCGACTACTGGTACGCCAACCGGCACCACTGGTTCCGTGTCGGCCACTACCCTGCTGGGCGGTTAATATGGACTCGCGCGCCGAAGATATCCTGCGCGACCACGGGCGCATGGTCACGCAACGCAATACGTTTGAGCAGCAATGGTCGGAGATCTCCGAGCGCGTCATTCCTCGCAAGAATATGTTTCAAGGGAAGGGCGCGCCGAATCAGGAGAAGGGGCAGCGCAAGACGGAGCGCATCTTCGATTCCACGCCGGCCCTTGCACTGGACCGCTATGCCGCTGCTGTGCAATCGCTCTCAACACCATCCGGCCAAGAGTGGCACCGATTGGAAGCTGTGGACGAAGACCTCCGCGACAACACCGAAGTGCAGCGCTACCTCGATGAAGTGACGCGCCGCGTGTTCGCCGCACGCTATGCTGCCAATTTCAGCACGCAATCGACTGAGTGCTACTACGACCACGGCTGGGCCGGCACGATGGCGATGTTCATTGGTGACCGTCTAGGGCGCGGACTGTACTACGACTCGATCGGTATCGAGCAACTGTACATGGCAGAGAACCAATACGGCATGGTCGACAAGGTACACCGCCAGCACAACATGACCGCGCGCCAGGCAGCTAAAGAGTTTGGTCTCAACTCGTTGCCGCAAGCGATTCGCACTGCCGCAGAGCGCCAGCCAGAGACGGAATTCACCTTCATCCGCTGCTACAAGCCGAATGAGGATCTTGTCTCTGGCCGCATGGATTACCGTGGCATGCGTTACGCCTCGTATGTCATCGCGCCAGACTTCCGACAGATTGTGTCGGTGGGTGGTTATCGCACGTTCCCGATCAGCGTAGGCCGTGCGTCTGTGGCATCGAATGAGGTGTATGGGCGCTCAGCCTGCATGACCGTGTTGCCAGACATCAAGATGCTCAACGAGATGGAGCGCACCACGATTCAGGCTGCACAGTTGGCCACGCTGCCGCCATTGCTGGCGCACAAAGATGGCATCCTCGACGCCATCCGCCTGACGCCAGCCGCCATCAACTACGGCGGGGTGGACGACAACGGGCGCCAGCTGGTGCAGCCAATGCAGTTCGGTCAGCACGTGGAAATCGGCATGGAGATGCGCGAACAAAAGCGCAACGTGGTCAAGGATGCATTGTGGAACACCCTATTCCAGATCCTGGTAGACACGCCAACCATGACCGCAACCGAGGCCATGATCCGTGCTCAGGAGAAGGGGGCACTGCTGGCGCCGGCCGCTGCGCGCATTGAGGATGAATTCCTCAAACCGATGATCGAGCGTGAGATTGATATCCTGGCCGCTGCTGGCGTGCTGCCACCAATGCCGCAAGCGCTGCTGGATCGCGGAGGTATCTACGCAATCAAGTTCGAAAACCCGCTGGCACTGGCGCGCCGCTCCGGTGAGGGTGTGGCCATCCTTCGCACGTTCGAACAATTGGCACCGATAGCTCAGGTACTTGGACCGCAGGAAACCTTCAAGCGCTTCAACATGAGCGAGGCGGTCAAGATCCTAGCCGATGTCAACGGTTTCCCTGCTAAGGCGCTGTACTCTGACGAGGAAATGGAAGGTATTGACGAACAGAATGCGGCACAAGCTCAGGCGCAACAGGTATTGGCTGCGGCTCCAGTAGCAGCCAGCGCGGCGAAGGATCTGGCTCAAGCCGGCGCCATTGCTTCGACTGCTGAGGGTCAAGCTGCTCCGCAGGTGCTGCCTGCATGAGCAACTACCTGAGGTTCTTCAACCTGCGCGCCGCTTACCGGGCACTAGTGGCTGGCGATGCGCAGGGCGGCAGGATGGCACTGGATGACCTGGCCGAATTCTGCCGCGCCGATCGCTCTTGCGTGATCTTCGGCAAAGATGGACGCGTTGATACGCATGCGACTGCTGTCGCAGAAGGGCGCCGTGAGGTATTCTTACGCATACAGCAAACCCTGAACTTAACCGATGCGCAACTTCTAAAGCTGCGCCATGATGAGGAAATCGAAAAATGAGCGACGTAGCTACCACCACGACCACGACTGACGCCCCAGCAGCCACCAGCGCTGCCGCTGCACTGGCAGGCACGCCACCTGCCATCACCGCTCCTGCTGCGACAACGCCGCCAGCCGCAGAAGCACCAGCGCCAGCCGTTGATGCGCTGAGCCTGCCTGGCAAAGACGCTACTCCTGAGCAATGGGCCGAGTTCTACGGCAAGATCGGTCGCCCAGAGAAGTCGGCTGATTACGGCTTGAAGGTGCGCGATGGTGAAGACCCGGCATTCGTTGGCGAGGTAGCCGACGTTATGCACAAATACGGGCTGACCAAAGATCAAGCCAATGGGCTGCAAAATGATCTGATGGCGAAGGCCGAGGCGCGCATGCAAGCCGCTGAACAGCAGCGTATTGCTGCCTTGGACACGAAGAACAAGGCTGAGCAGGCTGAACTGAAAACCGAACTGGGCGACCGCTTCGATAGCCAAATGGAATTGGCGAAGCGTGCCGTACGCCAGTTCGCCGGCACTGAGCAAGCTGCCGACATCATCACTGCCATCGAAGACAAACTCGGCTACAAAGCAACCATGCAATTCTTCATGGGTATTGGCGCCGGTCTGGGTGAGCATGACGCCAACGGTCAAGCGCGCCAACAGGCAGATCAGGGCGAACGCCCCCCAACCCATAAAGTGCTCTACGGCTGAGTCGTGGTTTAAACGCAACAAATCCCGCTTCCCGTTGCAACTTTTACCCTGAATTAATCCTCAGGGTATTTTTTTATCCGTTGTTTTTAAACGACAAGTGTTGTATATTCGCCTCACATTCCGGGGTCGCCTGATTCCGGGTGACATCAATTACCTGGAGGCCACATGGCAACCCTTGCGACCAATAACCTGACGCTGGCTGATTGGGCCAAGCGCCAAGATCCCGACGGTAAGCCGGCACGCATCATTGAGATGCTGTCGCAGTCCAACGAAATCATCATGGACATGGTGATGAAGGAAGGCAATCTGCCAACCGGTCATCGCACCACTGTTCGTACCGGCCTGCCTGATGTGGCATGGCGCAAACTCAACTACGGCGTACAGCCATCCAAATCCACCACCGTGCAAGTGGATGACACCTGCGGCATGCTGGAAGCATGGTCCGTGGTCGATAAAGACCTGGCCGAACTGAACGGCGACGTCGACATGTTCCGCATGTCCGAAGCGTCGAGCTTCCTGGAAGGCATGAATCAGGAGTTCGCACAGACTCTGATCTACGGCAACAGCACCAATGAGCCAGAAGCCTTCACCGGCCTGGCACTGCGCTACTCGTCCCTGTCGGCGGCGAACGGTCAGAACATCCTGTCCGCAGGCGGCGCCTCCGGTAACACCTCCGTGTGGCTGGTCGGCTGGGGCGACAACACCATCCACGGCATCTACCCGAAGGGCACCACTGCCGGTCTGCAACACACCGATCGCGGCCTGGAAGTTGTCACCGACGCATCGGGCGGCAAGTACGAGGCGTACCACGACAAGTTCCAGTGGAAAGTCGGCCTGGCCCTGCGTGACTGGCGCTATGCCGTGCGTATCGCGAACGTCAACGTTTCCGACCTGCTGGCACTGACCGGCACCCAGGCATCGACCGCATCGACCGAGCTGATCAAGCTGATGTCGCGTGCCATCGACCGCCTGCCAAACATGGGCGGCATCAAGCCTGTGTTCTACGCAAATCGCACCGTGTTGTCCCTGCTGCGCATCATGGCGTTGCAGAAATCCAACACCGCTGTAACCATCGAAACGGCGCTGAATCAGTTCGGTCAGACCATCTTCGAAACCAAGTTCAACGGTATCCCGGTCCGCATCGTGGACCAGATCCTGAACACCGAAGCGGCCGTGTCCTAATCCGCCTGACCCGAAAGGAAACTGAATCATGATTATGGATAAATTCCTGGAATTCTCGGATGCGCAGGCAGTTACTGCGACCGCGATTTCCACCAACGTGGTAGATCTCTACCCGCTTGGCAATAACCAGGTCACCAACCTGACCCGCGATATTGGCACTGGCGAGAACATCTACTTGGTGGTGAACACCATTACCGCCGCTACCGACACTGGTTCCGATGCAACGCTGGTGATTACGCTGGAGTCGGATGACAACACCAGCCTGTCTTCGCCAACCGTGCACTACACCAGCGCCACCTTGGCATTCGCGACGTTCTCCCCAGCGAATACCAACTTGGTGAAGATCAAGCTGCCTGCTGGCAACTATGAGCGCTATCTCGGCGTGCGTTTCACCGTGGCAAACGGTCCACTGACTGCTGGTACGTTCGATGCGTTCCTGGTGAAGGATGCACAAGCGTTCACCGCGTACAAGTCTGGCTTCAGCATCAGCTAAGACATGAAGCAGCGCGCACGTGAAATTGGCTGGCTTCCGACTCAGGGACTAGTCAAGGCTGGCCAGGTATTCGACTGGCCTACCTTGGAACCCTGGGCCGACAAGGTGTCGGAAGAGGTGGCGAAGGCTGAGCGGGCACAGTCCGACATGCTGGCGCAGATCGATGCGGCAACCCCGCATCAGTCAGCGTCCGGTGCTCGGGTTATTCCTGGCAAGTCCGAGAAATCACAGCCTACCACCGGGCGCCGCCGTGGACCATCTGTAGCCGAAACCTGATCCAGCACGGACCGGGCAAAAGAAGGGGCGCCTGCGAGCGCTCCTTTTTCTTATGCTGAGTGGTAAATACGCAACACATCAAGGATAATCATCGCCATGGACAAGACCCAACTTTCAAATTACGCGCTGTCCAAACTTGGCGAAGAGCCAGTTTTGTTGCTGACAGACGACACTAAGCCAGCGCGCTTGCTCAACCGCATTTTCGATCAGGTGCGTGATGCTGAGTTGCGCCGCTCCCGCTGGAAGTTCTCCTTGATGCGCGCGCAGTTGGTGGCGCTGGTCGATGCGCCGAATTGGGGCTTCTCCAAGCAATATCCGCTGCCATCCGACTTCCTTGGACTGGTTCAAGTCAACGATTTCTACGTGCGCCCCATGTCCAAGCAGCGCGCGCCGTGGGCACTGGAAGGTGGCCTGCTGCTGACTGATCTGCCGGCGCCGCTCAAGATCCGCTACGTGGCGCGCATTACCAATACGGGCCTGTTCGATCCGCTATTCGTGGAAGCACTGGCGTGCAAATTGGCCATGGAAGCAGCCGAGACGCTGACCCAATCGGAAACGAAGCGCGCCCGTGCGGCAGACGAATACAAGTTCGCTCTGTCCGAGGCCCAGCGCCAGGACGCCATCGAGACAACGCCGGACGAAATGCCGTGGGGGAGCTGGCTGGATGCGCGCGAGGGTGGTGTCGCTGGCAATGCATCGGATGGTGATGTGATCGACTTCCCGTCCGGCGTAACCATCATTTAAGGAACTGAAATGGGAAAAAGTTCGCCGGCGCAAGTTTCCTTTAACAGTGGCGAGTTGTCACGCTCGCTTGATGCGCGCACCGACTACAGTAAATATCCGTCTGGCTGCTCCATTATGGAGAACTTCATTCCAACGGTGCAGGGACCTGCGCGTCGTCGCGGCGGAACACGCTTCATCAAGGAGACGAAAGATTCCAGCAAGCGCTCTTGGTTGCAGCGCTTTGAGTACTCGGTTGACCAAGCATATATCCTTGAGTTCGGTGATCTATACATTCGCTTCTACACTTGGGACACCACAACGCTTGTGCGCGGCAGGCTGGAGAACCCTCCGGGAACTCCGGTCGAAGTCGTAACGCCATATGATGTGGCTGGCATGTTCAATACGGATGGCACCTGTAAGTTGCGGTTTGCGCAGTCCGGAGATTTCCTCTACATCACCCATCCAGACCACGCTCCCCAAATATTAAAACGCACTTCGCCGACATCCTTCACACTCACTCAATTCACGCCAGAGTGGGGGCCGTTCAAGGATATCGACCCGCTTACGGCGACAACGGTGTATGCAGGCGCGCAGACTGGATCCACGACATTGACCGCCAGTACCGGAATTTTTACAGCGGCGATGGTTGGAACGCCGTTTTACCTGGAGGCAAAGAACACATCCTCAGTCACTGCCTGGGAGCCAGCAAAAGCGATCGTTGCAGGCAATCGCCGCAAGTCAGATGCCAAGATCTATGAGGCTTTGAACAATGCAACAACGGGCGCCGTAAAGCCAGTGCATGACACTGGTGCGCGCTATGACGGCGACACCGGTGTGCTATGGGAATTCCGTGATGCTGGTTACGGATACGTCATGATTACTGGATTCGTATCATCGACGGTTGTCAACGTAACAGTGGTTCAGCGACTTCCACAGGATTGCGTCGGGGCGCCAAATGCCACAACACGCTGGGCCGCAGCGGCTTGGTCTAGCACAGAAGGCTGGCCGACTGACGTTGCATTCTTCCGCGAGCGTCTATGGATGGCACGCAACTACACCCTGTGGAGTTCCGTGTCAGGTGGCTTTGATGACTTCTCGCGTCTGAACTTCGGCGCTGTCACCGATGACATGGCTATTACTTTGACGATTGCCTCTGGGACGCTGAACAAAATTCAGTGGATGATTGCCGACAAGGAATTGATCGTCGGCACGGCTGGGTCGGAATTCGTGATCGGCGAGTATTCGAACGGTACACCGCTGGCGCCTGGTAATGTTCGCGTGCGGCCGCAATCGAACTTCGGGTCACGCGCCATCGTCCCCGCCCAAGCTGGAGCATCTGTCCTGTTCGTGCAGCGCGCCGGTCTGAAGTGCCGCGAGGTTGCCTACGATGAAGTGTCGGGCTACTCGTCCTCGGACGCGACAGTAGACTCAGACCACATTACACAATCAGGTATTCTGGATTTCGATTTCGCTCAGGAGCCTGACCCGCTGGTGTGGGCCGTGCGTGCCGATGGCAAGTTGGTTTGCCTGACCTGGAATACGGAACAGCGCGTCCGTGGCTGGCACAAGCATCCAATTGGCGGCAATGGTTTCGTGGAATCGGTGGCCACCATGCCGGCTGCCGAAGGTGACCGTAACGAAGTGTGGATGATCGTCCGGCGCACTATCAACGGTGTGACGCGGCGCTACGTCGAGTACATGGAGCGCTCTTATCGAGATGGCGATGCCCAGTCCTCGCAGTTCTATGTCGATTGCGGGCTGACCTATAACGGAGTCGCGACAACGTCTATCAGTGGACTTGGTCACCTGGAAGGTCAAACTGTTGATGTGTTGACCAATGGAGCGCCACACCCTCAACGCGTGGTAACTGGTGGCGCCATCACATTGCAGCGCCCCTATACTATCGTGGCAATCGGCCTGCCGGCGCCGTGTCGTCTGCGCACTATGCGCATGGAAGCCGGCGCATCGGATGGGACGGCCCAGGGCAAAACTAAGCGCATGCACAAGATGGTCTTCCGCTTCCTCAATACGGGCGGCGGAACGTATGGCCCAGATGATGGCCACATGGACAACTTCATGTTTGGCCAGGGGCAGCCGATGGATCAACCGGTCCCGTTGTTCACTGGTGACAAATTGGTATCCTGGCCGAAAGGCTACGAGGTGGAAGCTTATGTGCAGTACATCAACGACCAGCCTACCGCTGTCACGCTGGAGGGTGTATATCCACAAATCGTGACCCAGGATGCACGATGAGATACTTGATCGTTGATGTGCTGGGGTTTTCGGGCGTAGCAGGCGAGAAGAAAGGAACGCTTGGCGATTCCGCTATGAATGAAGGATCGTCTCTAGGTCAATACGGCTCTCTTGCAGAGGCGAAGGCAGCCAAAGTGGAGCAGCTTAAGGCGATAGCCGGCGTTGCGCAGAGTGGCGGGACAACAGTTGTCGGTGGTGGTGGCATGTATAACCCACTGAATAACCGGCCAATGAACCGATGAAGATCATCCCGTTTTCTGCTGAGCACCTTGGGCGAATCTGCTTGCAGCCAGCGCAATCTCATATGCTGGGTGTGCTATGCCAGGATGGCTACGGCGCCATGCTGGAGAAATGCACGGCATTTACCGCAATGGATGACGCGGGGAAAGTTCTGATCTGCGCTGGATTCGAAGAGCGGTGGGAGGGATGCGCTCAGGCATGGGCGCTTCTGTCCTGCGATGCCGGCCGCAACATGGTGGGCATTGTCCGTGCGCTGCGTGGCTACATTGACCACGTGGCGCCGTGGCGTCGGATTGAATCAGCAGTTGACGTGGGTTTCATGCCTGGAGAGAGATTGCTTGAACTGCTGGGGTTTGAGTATGAAGGTCTTGCCCGGGCGTATCGTCCTGATGGCGGTAACTGTACAATCTGGGCAAAGATCAGGAGCCTTGATAAATGAACATGACACTTTCCGAAGCGATGCATCAGCTTGGCGAACAGACAGCCGATATGGTTGCACGGTCGATTATCCACGATTGCGGGCCAGGCATTCCACTGGAAGCCATGCGAGAACTGCAAGCGGAAATGGTGGCCGTTGCCGATGGTGCAGGGCTACCGCGCCGCCCTGTGCAGGTGGAGACACTTTACGCTGATGGGCAATGCGCACGGCGCTATGTCATGCCGGCCGGCCAGTTGGCGGTGACTAAGACCCACAAGAAGAAGCACTTCATCATGGTTCTGGGCGATTGCACAATTTGGACCGATGGCGCGCAGAAGCGACTGACCGGCTTCCACTTCTTCATCACGCACCCAGGAACGAAGCGCGTAATCACTGCGCACGCTGACACGGTGTTCATTACGACCCATGTCACCACGTTGACAGACCCGGACGCGATCGAGAACGAATTGACCGAAGCAGAAGATATCTTTGAGGAAATGAAATCATGACAATGGCATATATTGCACTTGCCGGACTGGCGTTAAGTGCTGTCGGGATGGTGCGCCAAGGCCAAGCGCAAGAGGCAATGGCAAACTACGAGGCGGCCCAGGGCGAAGAGAATGCCAAGCAGGCGGCACAGATCAGTTCTGTGCAAGAGGATGAGCAGCGTGCGCGGGCAAGGCAGGCCATCGGTACGCAAATCGCTGCCGGTGCAGAATCCGGAACACAGTTGAATGGTTCTGCTGCGGATCTCTTACGGCAATCACTGTTTAATGCGGAGTCGGACGCAATGCAGATTCGCTACGAGGGCAGCAACCGATCGACAGGGTTCCTCAATCAGGCCAAGGCATCACGTGCGAGCGGTAAGTCGGCCAAGTCGAATAGTTACCTTTCGGCAGCGGGGTCATTGGCACAGGGTGCGGCGAAAGCATACGGCGCATCGGCGGGGGGTTAATCATGGCAGGTATTCCAACTTACGAACGTCGCATTAGCCCATCAGGCAACACCGTTGGCATTGCTCGGGTGAATTTGTCTGATGGCCAAGGGTTGGCTGCGCTTGGCCGTGGCATTGCTTCGGGGGTAGAGGCGGTCATGTCCGTGGACGAAAGGAATAGGCGTCTCAATGAGCAGAAGCAGGAAGATCAGGCCGCTCTATCGGCTGCCAATGCACTATCGGCGGGTGATGCCTACTGGAATGAGCGCACGACTGAGCTTAAACAGGGCTGGACGGTAGGCGCGGAAGACCTGCGCAAGACTTCCGATGCTGAGTTCAAGAAGTGGAAGGAAGAGCAAACCAAAGCATTGCCGACCGAAAAGTCCCGCATGTGGTTCGACCAGCATGCGGAGCGGATGCGTTCGCGGATCGACCAAGACCTGTTCAACCATCAGGACCGGGCAACCACGGAAAAGGTGGTGGCCGATACCAAGCTCGGCATGGATGCCGATAACAAGGTGCTGGAGACTTCGCCCGATCGCTTTGACGAAATCACGCAGCGCCGCATTGCCGCCATCTCCGCACAATCGCGCATTCCTGAAGGCAAGCGGGCGGAAATCGCCATGGCATACCTGAAAGACGCTGCGCGCTCTGTTGAATACGGCGAAATGAAGCGCGACCCGGCCGCATTCATTGCCTCGCGCGTGAAGCAGCAGGAGGGCGCCGCGCCGGCCGCAACTGAGCCGAATCGTGACAACCTGTTTGCTGCCCTGCTGAATCAGGAATCCGGTGGCCGCCAGACTGGCGCCAATGGACAGCCGATTACCTCTAATGCAGGCGCGATCGGCATCGCCCAAATCATGCCTGGCACCGGGCCGGAAGCGGCGCAACTCGCTGGCCTGCCGTGGGACGAAAATCGCCTGCGCACCGATGCCGACTACAACAAGGCGCTTGGCTCGGCCTACTTCGCAAAGCAACTGGATACCTTCGGCGGCGACGTTCAAAAGGCGCTGGCGGCGTACAACGCAGGGCCAGGGAACGTCCGTAAGGCGGTGGCACAGTTTGGCGAAGGTTGGTTAGAGAATCTGGACAAGATCACCAGCAAAGAGAATGCTGCCGAGACGCAGAACTATGTGCGCTCAATTATGGCCAAGGCTGGTGCGGGTGATGTTGCGCAAAAACCACAGTTGACTGCCAATGCTGGAATGTCGTTTTCTGACAACATCCCGAAAACCTTTGCAGCGCTTGACCAGCATCAGCAATACCAGTTGATCGATGAAGCGCAGCGCTTGGTGAATCAGGGTCAGGCGCAGCGCAAAGGCGATGCCGATCGGCTGCTAGCGGATGCACTGGCCATGCATAAAGATGGCAAGGTGGACCCGTTCAATCTGTCGCCAGAATACTTCGCACAGAGTTACGGTCCCATCGAAGGCCCTATCAAGGCTGCGGCCTATAAGGGCGGTCGTGATATGGCAGTGGATATCCAGAACTTCGCCGGCCAGACGGATGCGCAGATTGCCGCTACCCTGGCCGCATCGCAGCCCAAGGAAGGCGCCGGCTATGCTGCGGCGGATGCGCGCCAGAACGTACGCCTGCAAGCCGCGCAGCAAGTGATGAAGCAGCGCCAGGAAGACCCGATCCTGTTTGCTCAACGCAACAGTCTGACGCGCTCCGGACCGATCGACATGTCAAAGGTCGATGAACTGGGCTCGCAGTTGAATCAGCGAGTCGGCGTGGCAAATCTGATGTCGCAAAATTACAACACTCCGTACCGCATCCTGACGAATAGCGAGGCAGCGCAAATGTCTATGGCGCTGCACAATATGACAACGCAGGTTAAGTTGCAATACCTAGACCAAGTACGCACCGGGCTGGCTGGCGACACACGTGCCTACAATTCGGTCATGGGCCAGTTGGCACCGGACTCGCCGGTAACTGCTGTGGCTGGGTCGATTCTGGTGAAGCAGACGCCAGCGACGATAGCGACTGGATTGTTTGGTGGTCCTGATGTTGTGTTGCAACCGAAGAACGTCGCAGCGGTGATGCTGGAAGGCGAGGCCATCCTAAACCCAAGCAAGGGCGACAAGCAGCAGGACGGGCGCCCGGGCAAGTTCCCCATGCCGAAGGAAACTGACATGTCGATGGCGTTCAATGACGCGGTAGGCACGGCATTCCGTTCGGACGCCACCGGCTATGCAGTGGCATATCAGGCGTACAAGGCTTACTATGCCGGCGCGGCCAGTCGTAAGGGCGTGCTGTCGGATGCGATCGATGCGCGCATTGCCAAGGAGGCGACAGCAGCGGCGACCGGTGGCCTGATCAACTACAACAGCCTGGGCCAAGTCATGAAGCCGTGGGGCCTATCCGATAGCGATTTCAAGGATCGCGCCGCGTTCGCCTTCAATCAAGCCATGACTGCCAACGGCATGAAGGGTACAGCGTTCGACAACATCTCTGCCTATGGCATGGAATCTGCCGGCCCCGGTCGGTATATGCTGACCAACGGCGCCGCGTACCTGAACGGACCACAAGGGCCGATCATTCTGGACCTGAATACCCCGCTGAACAACGCGCATAACGCGTATGGCCGCATCAAGGGGGCACAATGAGTTACTTCGACCTCGACCCGCGCGGGACTGAATCGGCGCGCCAGAATGCCGCCATGAATCCCATTACCCCTGGCGACATGGGGCCTGGGCTGTGGTCTGGTGCCGCTAAAGGTTTTGGGCAAGGCTTGCTGCAATCCGGCGCACAGGCAGCAATGCTGGCCTCTGACGCTGGTACTGCCGCATTGATGCCGACTGCACGCAAGATTGACGAGTTCTTTGGCGGTGCTTCGGTGCAGGAATTCCTGCGCAACGAGCAATTGAAGACCACGGAATCAGTGCGCTATCTGATGCCAGGTCCTGATATCGGGCGCATTGGCCAGCTTGGCTATGGCTTGGCCACGGTGATTCCGCAGGCAATCGGCGGCACGGTGGCAGCAGGCGGCAATCCACTCGGTGGTGCAGCCGCTGTCTCGAGCATTCAGGGCTATGCTGCCAAAGTGGAAGCGGAAGACAAGGGCGTCAATCCTGCCACGGCAACGACAGTCGGCATTATTCAGGGCGTAGCTGCTGGCGCCGGTGTGATGATCCCGGCTGCGTTCGGCTCGACGCTGGCAGCGCGTCTTGGCACTGGTGTTGTTTCCAACGTCACCATGGGTGTAGCGCAGCGCGGTGCTACCTCTGCGCTGCTGGAATCGCGCGGTTATGGTGATGTGGCCAAGCAGTACAAGGCATTCGATACGCAGGAAATCATCACGGACGCGATCCTTGGCGCAGCATTTGGTGGCCTGCATCACTATCAGGTTGGGCGCGATGCAGCATCCACGATCCCACCTTCGCTAGCAGATGAAGCTTTGGCAGCCAATCTCCAGCAGCACTTGCAGGTATCGACCGCACCAGGCGTTCCCGTAGATCCTCAGTCCCGCGCTGTGCATAATCAGGCCATCAATAAAGCCATGGAAGACCTGATTGCCGGGCGCGAGGTGGACGTATCGCAGACAGGAATCGATAGTGCCGAGTTCGCGCCAAACCGCTCTGTCATGCAGGCGGAAGTGGTGCGCGCACTGCGCGAGGAAGGACCGCTGCGCACGACCTTGGCTGAGATTGAAGAATTGCGTGCGCAGGTGGAATCGCGCGGCCTGACTCCAGCCGATGAGGCCGAGTTCACTGGACGCAAGTTACAGGACGCTGCTGACGCGCTGGAAGCGACTGGCGCACGCGACCTAGCCGGACAGATTGTCGGCCGTGATGGCGAGGTGTTCATTGGCGACCAAAGGCAACCAGTGCGCTTTATGGTGGTGGAGGCGGACTCTCTGGCGGCAACGATCGGCAAGGCCGACAACCAATTCCGCGACCGCGCGCGCATGGCCTCCCAACTGCAAATCGCCAAGATGGCCGGCAGCCTGGAGTTTGGGCGCCTGGGTGAATCCCCTAGCATGGCGGAAGGTGCCCCGACCCTAGCCACCACTGGCGAGATTGTCGGCGGCAATGGGCGTGTTGCGGCGATACAACAGGCATACGCTGGCGGTACTGGCGAGGCATACCGTGTTGCGTTGGAACAACGGGCGACAGAGTTCGGCCTGACGCAAGAGCAAATCAATGGCATGACGCAGCCGGTGCTGGTGCGGCAGTTGACTGCGCCTGTTGATGTGAAGTTGGCGGCGATCCTGTCAAACGAAAGCCAAGGGCTGCGCATGTCAGCATTGGAGCAGGCGCGTGTCGATGCAGAGCGCATGCCGGATCTTCCCGATATGCCGGCCAGCGGCAACCTGAATTCCGCTTCGCTGCGTGACTTCGTGACGCAATGGCTGCGCGATACCCCGGAAGGCGAGCGCGCCGAATTCGTTGACGCTGAGGGGCGACTGTCGCCTCAGGGTGAAATGCGCCTGCGTAATGGCATTCTGTACAAAGCCTATGGTGACTCACCTGCACTCGCGCGGATGGTCGAAGGGACTGACAATCTGTCGCGCAACTTGACGTCTGCCATGGTAAAGGCTGCTCCGACTGTTGCGGAAACGCGACAAGGCATCGCACGCGGCGATCTTCACGACCTCGATATCCAACAGCAACTGTTGCAGGCATACGACACTTTGCACATGCTCAACGCGGAAGGTATGAAGCTGGACACGTGGCTGGCGCAACATGACATGTTCGGCTCTGGTGTCGGGCCTGAGGCTGTGGCGTGGATGCAACACTTCCAAGAGAGGGGGCGTTCTGCAAAGGCAATGGCCGAAGCGATCCAAGGCTATTACGAAAAGGTTAAAGCGCTGGGCGACCCGCGCCAGGCCGGCATGTTCGATGCGCTGCCACCCTCTCGCGGCGAACTGCTGCGTGCAACGCTGGATGGCACTGAGGTCAAAGTAGCAAAGCCAGAGCCAGCACCGAAGCTGGAGCCAGATAATCCGGAAGTTGACCCGCACACTGGACAAGCCTTCGCCACTGACGCTAAGGCACGTGCCTACATTGCCAAGCATGGTATCGGCGCCGCCTACACGGTAAAGAAGCTGCGCAATGGGGAATTCGAAATCCGGCGCCGCCCAAGCGCTGCCACGCAAGAAGCAGCAGCAGAGAAGATCGCCAAGCAGGAAGCAGCCGTGAAGCAGGCCGCAGAGAACATCGCCGCGCGCAAGGGGCTGGATGCCTCGGTGGAGCAAGTTCTGTTCGACCAGCCAAATGCCCATGTCGCAACTGAAAACGGCGAATCAATGCCGGCTGGTCTGGCGCTGGAACACTCGGATGATGGGATTGCTGCCGCGCAGGAAGACGCGCCCGGCTACAATGCAGCCGCAGCATGTGCTGCACGAATGGGACCATAAATGAAACCACAATGCTTAGCCGCGGTACAGCGCGCAATCGGTCGTGAACTGACGCAGGGAGAATCGGCCAAGATCGAGGAGAAGATTTCTAAGGCCATGCACCAGCTTGCGCGACGCGACCCGGAAGCATGGCGCCAGATGTCGGACGGCCAACGCCTGGACGCCGCGGCGGATGCGGCGGTTGCTGACCTACTGGCCGATGCGAAGTTGGCCAAGTTCCGCCTGCAACGGCAAATTGAAACCCATGATGCGCTGAATCGTCAAACCGGCGCATGGGAAGGTGGCCGGCTGGACGCACTCAAGCGGTTGACGGCTTCCGTCACCGATGGCAAGGGATCGTTCCGCTCGGTCGAAACGCTGGCCCAATCCATCCGCACGGACAACCTGCGCAAGCTGTCCGATGTGTTCGAACAATTGGACCCGCGTTTCTTTGGATTTCTGGAGAACCAGGAGGGTGTAGCGACATTCACCCGCGCGGTGTTCGGTGAGCGCAATGGCATTGATCCAGTCGTCGTGAAGGCTGCCGAAGCTTGGCTCAAGGTAGCAGAGGATATGCGCCAGCAGTTCAACAACGCAGGCGGCAAGGTGGGCAAGCTGGAAAGCTGGGCGCTGCCGCAACACCACGCTCAATTGCGGGTGGCCAAGGCTGGTGTTGATAAGTGGACTGCCGACATTCTGCCGCTGCTGGACCGAAAACAATATGTACTAGATGATGGTCGGCTGATGGATGACGACCAGGTGCGCCGCTTCTTGGGTGAGGCGTGGCGCTCGATCTCCACTAATGGCCGCAATAAGCTGAAGCCTGGCCAGCGTCAAGGTACTGGCATGATGGCTAACCGCAACGCCGAGGCGCGCTCGATTCACTTCAAGGATGCCGAATCGTATATGGCCTATCAGGCCAACTACGGCGAAAAGGGCCTGCTACAAATCATGGTGGACCACATCGGCGGCATGGCACGTGACACGGCCTCGGTGGAAATCTTCGGTCCGAATCCAAATGCGGCATTCGAATACTTCCGCGATACCGCCCTGAAAGAGGCCGCGGATACCGACCCGGCGCACATTGGCCGCTATGAGGAACAGGTAGCCAAGCTCACAAACCTGTGGAATGTCGTCATGGGCGAGCAGCAGCCCGTGGCCAGTGAAAAGATGGCGCGTGCGTTTGAGGCGACCCGCAACTGGCTGGTGGCCTCCCGCCTGGGGAGCGCGGTGATTTCGTCCATTGCCGACGAGGGGACCATCATTAACACTGCGCGCGTGAACCGTATGCCGGTTATGCAGGTATTCCGCAACGAACTGGCCGCAATGAACCTGGCCAACAAGGAAGAGTTACGTCAGGCGCGCCGCGCTGGTCTGGCGCTGGAAACTGCCATTGGCGACCTGAACCGCTGGGGCGAAGACAATCTGACCACGGCGGTTCCGGCGAAGTTGGCCCATGCTACTATGCGCGCCTCTGGACTGAACGCCATTACCGACGTGCGGCGCCGGGCGTTCGGCGTGACCATGATGGACAGTATCGGCCATCTGACCCGCGACACCAAAACTCTTGCCGCGCTGGATGCAGATGACCACAAGATTCTGCTGTCCAAGGGCATTACCGAGGCCGATTGGACCGTGTGGCGCGCGGCCACGCCCGAGAAGTGGGGTGGCAATGAAACTATCTTGACGCCGGATTCGATTTACAACGTACCGGATGCGGCGATCGAGCACATGATTCCTGATCTTGCTACCCGGGCTTCGCCTGGCTCGCCAGCATACAAGGCATCGCTCGACAAGATCCGCCGCGATGCCGCTCTGAAACTCATCGGCGCCGTGGCGGAAGAAGTGGATATGGCAGTTGTCACGCCAAAGGCATTGGAGCGTGCGGCCACTGGCGGCGGATTGCAACGCGGCACATGGAAAGGGGAGTTGACACGTTCCGTGTTCCTGTTCAAGACCACGCCGCTTGCTGCCTTCATGCGCCATTGGCAGCGCGGCCTGTCTCAGAACACAACCGGCGCCAAGGTCGGATATCTGGCTCTGCACCAATCATTGGCCCTTGGCCTCGGTATTGCCGCCATGCAGGTAAAAGAACTGATCGCCGGCCGCGATCCACGCGCTCTGTTCGATGACAAGCATGCTGCCAAGAACTGGCTACAAGCCTTCCTGCAAGGCGGTGGCTTCGGCTTGTACGGTGATTTCCTGTTCTCAGGCACCACGCGACACGAAACGTCGCCGGCCGCTGCCTTCCTGGGGCCAGTGGTTGGCGCAGCCGAAGAGGTGTTCAAGCTGACGCAGGGTAATATCGTGGAAGCATCGCAGGGCAAGGACACGCATTTCGGCGCGGAACTGGTGCGCTTCGTGAAAGGCAATATTCCTGGCGCAAATCTCTGGTATGTGAAAGCTGCACTAGATCATCTTGTAGTGCATGAATTACAAGAATTCATGTCTCCTGGATATCTGAACACTATGCAGCGGCGCCAGGAGCGCGAGTTCGGGCAAACCTACTTCTGGCAGCCAGGGACCACAGCCCCGCAACGCGCGCCGGACTTTGGACGAATGGTAGGCCAGTAGTGTTGCGTTAGCGCCACTGTGGTGTAAACACCACAACAGAGGTAGAATCCCTTGAAATTCATCAGGGGAAATTTCTATGACTGTCGAAACCTCGATCAGCAAGTCCGGGCCGTATGCTGGCGCGGGCACAACCGGGCCTTTCACGGTCAACTTCCGCTTTCTGGATCAGACGCACCTACGCGTCATTCGTACCGATGGCACTGGTGAGCATGTGCTAGTCCTGAACACTGATTACACGGTGGCCGGTACTGGCAACCCAACTGGTTCAGTCACGCTTGCGATCGCCCTGCCAATTGGCCAGACGCTAACGATTATCCGCAATGTCCCCAAGACACAGGAAGCGGATTATGTTCAGAACGATGATTTCCCTGCCCAGTCGCATGAAGATGCACTGGATAAGTTGACAATGATTACGCAGCAGGTCCAGGAAGTTGTGGACCGAACTGTTACGTTCCCCGCCTCGGATTCCGCCTCGGCCACTGCTGAACTCCCTGTTGCCAGCCTTCGTGCCAACAATCTGCTTGGCTTCGACGCTATTGGCAGGCCAATTGCTATTGCGGCCACCCCGCAGTCTGCAACGGCTCTTCAAATTCTTCTGGCCAGTAATGCCGGCGCATCGATGATCGGCTTTGACGGCACTACGCTGGATCAGCAATTCAAGTCGCGCGTGATCCGTGTTGTGGATAACATTGCGGCGCTAAAGGCATTGTCGAAGAACACGTATACGCGCGCCGCAGTGTGCGGCTACACCGCCCTAGGCGATGGTGGCGGCGGCATGTATTGGCTGGATGCTACCGACACAACCAGTGCTGATAATGGCGGGACCATTATTGTTGCTGCTGACGGCGCTCGCTGGAAATTACAGCATAACGGTGTGATCCACATTGCGCAGTGGGGTAATAACTTGGCGAACGCCATCGACAATATGCCGGTGGGCGGCGTCCTGCTGCTCGGCAACACTCCTGTGGTGGCGAACTTCTCCAAGACGCGCTCCGACCTGACGATTCGCGGCGCCGGCATGCCAAGCTATAACGCCGGCGGCACCGCACTGACTGGCGGCTCGATCATTCAAGGCAAGCTGCAACTGAACGGCGACCGTCTGCGCATGGAGAATTTCGGCGTTGATTGTGGCTCCGATGTCTGCACGGCGATCAATGGCGGCACCGGCATGGATGCCCTGGTGATCACTGATGCGGCCGGCACGATCCGCAATAATATCGTGGTGAAAGATGTCATCTGCCTGCTGAAGGATCCGGCTGCCGCATTCCACAACTTCCTGCTGCAAGGTCTGGACAAGAGCAACTTCCAGAACCTGATTGCCCGCAATGGCCAGTGGGGCGTCGTGATGAAAACTACGAACAGCAACGGCAATGGTTTCCTGGCCTACAACTGTTCGCAAGCAGGCTTCACGTTCAAGGCGGATTCTGGCGTCACTGGCACGCCGGCACTGCGCTGCAATGTGGACAACGTGTTCATCGACAACAGCGGCCTGGCCACTGCCGTGCAAGGCATCCTGATCTATGCGGCCACCAGTTCTCTGGCTGACTTCACCTTGACAAATGCACAAACGCGCGGCGGCGACATCGGCGTCAAGCTGGTCTGCGATACCCGCGCTGTGAACGTGAACCTGCTGCGTGATGTGACCATGAGCAACATCATCATCGAGGACGCGGTGACATATGGCTTTGACACATTCGGCGCCATCGCTGGCGTCGAAGTCAGCAACATGGATATCCGCAACACCACGTCGAACAAGTCACTGCATGTGCAGTCCGATTGTTTGGGCATCCAGTTCAGCAACGTGAACTGCAGCGCGCCGGTGGTCAACGCTCTGAACGTGGATCTGGCTGGCCGTTTCACCTTCGACGGCCTGCGCTCCTTCGTCAACGGCGATTACAATTCGCCTTCCGGCATCAATATCGTTCCTGAGAGTGCATCGACGTTCAAGGTAGGCAAGTATCTTGGCACCATGGGGCTGAATGGCGTGCAGACGTGGGTTCCAGCATGGACCGGCCTGACTGTCGTTAATGGCACTGGTGGGGCGACTTTCACCGGCTCCTATCGCTTCGATGGCCCATTCATCGAGGGAGAAGCACAGATTGCCACGACTGGCACCTGCACCACCCAGAGTACCGCAAGCTCAACCTTCATCAACAACCTGCCATACCAGCCTGTACGCAATAGCACGTGCACAGTCGTAAGCGGCACCGTGACCGATGGCGGCATAGGTCTCGTACAAACTGGCGGAACAAACTGCTTTACCTCTTCATGGGCTGCCGCTGGCGGTACGCGAGTGGTACAGTTCCGTTACCGATTCCAAACTAATTAACGAAAGGAAATAACATGCATAAATTGAATATGGCAACCGGTGGCGGTGGTGGACAGCAACGTCCGCCAGAGAAAACCTCTGTACCAACCTCTCCGACCAAGAAGAAAACGAAGTGAATATCCTGCGCTTCCGTGTGATATTTGCGTTGGTCATATTGGTTACATGGTATGTCCATTTGCAAGCTACGAGCACCATCCCAAATACTCCGGAAGGAATGCTTATATTCCACGGAAGCGCGGCAACGGTTGATCTGTTTCTGGTTTATAGCGCCCCCCATTTGTTAGAGGGGAAATTGTGTGATGACACACAAAAACTGTGTCTTGCATCTATTGTAGGGAACGCTGTTGGATGGGCGTTCTACCTGGCCTATCTCCCGCCAGTGTTTTACAACACTTTCATGGAGATATTGGGCTATGTGCAATTGGCAAGACTATTTATGGTTGACGGCCACGATGCTAACACTTTGGGGAGCTATCTGGTTCGCCGTTCTCGTTTCGTGGGCGCGTAACCTTATTTTGAAGAGACGAATAAATGAGCGATCAAGAAAACGTAAAGGCGGCAATCGAGACGGCCCTAAGTAACCCAAAAGTGTCTACTGTTGTCGCTGCGGTTACTGGAACTTCGGGTGCTGCTGGGCTGATGAGCGACATTCATTTCATTTTGAGCAGCTTGTCACTTGGTATCGGCTGCCTGGTTGGACTCTATACGCTTAGGATTTTGCACATCAAGAGCAAGATTCTTAAACGCATGGAGCAAAACGGCGAGAGCCTGAAGGACTGACCATGATCACTGATTTTGACGGTGCCTTTGCGCGCCTGATGGAGAATGAAGGCGGCTATTCCTATCGCAGCAATGAGGCGGACCCGGGGGGGGAGACAAACTTCGGAATCACGCTTAAGGTCGCGCGTGCCTGGGGCTATCTCGGCCCGATGAAAGACTTGTCGATCGACACTGCAAAGCAGATCGCCCGAGCCTGCTACTGGACGCCGAATCGCTGCGACCAGTTGCCGCCAGCAATCGCTTTCCATGTACTGGATGCTGCTTATCATGGTGGTCCCGCTGTGCGCTGGCTCCAGCAAGCGTCTGGCGTATCGGCTGACGGAATCATTGGTGCTAAGACTATCGCAGCAGTACGCGACATGCCGCCGTCCGCCCTGGTCATGCAGTTCAATGCTCTGCGTCTGAACTATCTGGCTAACCTCAAAAACTGGCCTGACAACTCCCGTGGTTGGGTGCGCCGGATCATCCGCAACATGGAGATTTACTGATGGCCCCACTGATCCCTATCGCAATTGAATTGGCCTCTCAGTTCGCCCCTGGCATCATCAAGGCCATCACCGGCAACGACAAGGCAGCAGAGGTGGCCGGCAAGGTCGTAGAAGTCGCGCAGGCTGTGACTGGAGCCGAATCACCATCTGCTGCCGCCGAAGTCCTGAAAGCCGATCCTGCCAAGCTTCTGGAGTTCCAGCAACACATGGCTGAAATTGAGTTGGAGCGTGACAAGCAGATTTATGCCGACATCGCCAGCGCTCGGTCCATGCAGATTGCAGCGCTTGGCCAAGAAGACCTGTTCAGCAAGCGCTTTGTGTATATGTTCGCTTCGGCCTGGTCCCTATTCGCCATGGTCTATTTCACTGCGGTGACGTTTATTCCTCTTTCGGCCGCTGGCCAGCGCGTGGCGGACACCATCCTTGGTGTACTGATCACCAGCGTTATCGGTGTGATGGTGACTTACTTCTACGGCAGTACGAAAAACAGCTTGGAGAAGACGCGGCTTCTTGCTCAATCAACCCCAGCAAAATAGAAAAAAGCCCGCATCTTCGCGGGCTTCTTTTACTCCTGCTTCCCGGCTTCTGCCAAGATGGCCCGGGCGAAGCTGACCATATTGATCGCATCCCCATCGTTACTATCCGCATAGAAATCGAAAGCAATTTCGGTAATCCGCGCGTCGCTTATCTCGGCCTTCGGCTGGGTGGCTGGTACTGGTGCGGCAATAGGGCTGGCATAGACAGGGATGGGTTCAACTGGCTTCCAGTCGGGATCATAGAATTCGGGGTCTTTTTGCAATTCCATTTCCTCGTCGTTACGCTTGTAGCAAAGCTCCTTCGCAAACTCGTAGTTGCTGGCCATTTCTTCCAGGCTCCCGCTCCCGTGACCAGTTCCATAGCCGGTGAGCCAGCCGATAGGCTTTTGCTCTCGCATTGCTGCAAGCTCCGCTTCCGCTTTCTTCAGGCG